CGGCTAAGACCGCAAAGAAGAAATGAAATCTCCTGTTTGGCAAACAAAAGAAGGAAAAAACCCCAAGGGGGGCTTGAATGCCAAAGGTAGGGCATCGTATAATGCTGAAACTGGTGGCAATCTAAAACCACCAGTCAAGTCGGGTGACAACCCTCGCAGGGCCTCCTTTTTAGCACGAATGGGCAATAACTCAGGCCCTGAGATGAAAGATGGAAAGCCTACTCGACTTTTACTTTCTCTTAGAGCTTGGGGTGCAACGTCCAAGGAAGACGCTAAAGCCAAGGCTAAAGCGATTTCTAAGAGGAATGGTAAATGAGAGCATTGTCTGTTGCAGTTAATCTTACAGAAAATACACTGACATCGGTGTTTACTTGTCCGATTGGCTACTACGCTAAAATTGTACTAATTCGTGCTGTTAACAAAACAGGTAGCAATAAGTACATTTCACTAGATTGGGCAATCACATCTCTAGCTACCACCTATTCTATAAGCTATCAGCAACAGGTTTCATCTATGACCACAAATTTTGATTTTGGTGAGTCTTACTTGGTTCTAGAAGAAGGTGATATTTTACAGGCCACAAGTGAAATAGGGTCAACATTTACAATAATTGCAACAATTGAACTTGAGGGGTTGACCAGAATATGACTTTCTTAGAACTTGTAAATGATGTGCTGATCCGTTTGCGTGAGCCAACGGTGACAACTGTTACTCTCAATTCGTATTCGACTTTGATTGGCAGATTTGTTAACGATGCCAAACGACAAATTGAAGATGCTTTTAGTTGGAACGTCTTAGGTCAGACTGTGACTGTTACGACTGTGGCGGGAACTTATGTTTATTCACTAACTGGTGTAGGGCAGAAGTTTCAAGTTCAAGATGTAATAAACACTACCTCTAACATTGGAATGCAGAATATCTCGTTTGTTGAGATGAATAGGTATCAAAACCTTGTTCCAACAACAAATGGCATTCCTCAGTACTACGCATTTGATGGTGTAGATGGTAATGGTGACACAAAAGTAGCTCTTTATCCAAGACCTGATGGTGTTTTTAATATTTCGTTTTCTGTAACAGTACCTCAAGAAACATTGTCTGTTGATTCAACTTCAGTTTTAGTTAATGATTCTTTAGTAGTACAAAATGCTCTTGCAAGAGCATTGGTCGAGCGTGGTGAAGATGGTGGATTAAATTCTTCCGAGGCATATCAACTGTATCGGGGAATGTTGGCTGACCAGATTGCTTTGGAAGGCACACGCTACCCTGAAAATCAGGAATTTGTTGCTATATGAGCAAACAGCTTACTGTCAATAGCGTATCCGCACCAGGCTTTCTGGGGCTGAACACACAAGACCCGTCTTTAGAAATATCTAACGGGTTTGCTGGCATAGCTTTAAACTGTGTAATTGATAAGTTTGGTCGAGTAGGTGCTAGACAAGGCTACGAAAACATCAATACATCTAGTGGTGCGTTAGGGGCAAATGATGTCACAGTTATCCATGAATTGATAGAAACAAACGGAACACTTACCGTATTGTTTTTTGGCAACGGAAAACTATTTAAACTTGGTTTGTCAACTTCGGGAGCTGTGGCTGAATACAACATTGCTCAATATGGCTCTAATGCAACTCCTCGTGCCGAATACACATCTGGCGTTGCGAGTTTGGGTAGTGTTCTTCAATTAACGTATGGTGGTGGTGGAACTGCGCCAGTGTTTAATGCAGGTAATTGGCAAGCTGCAAGTCTTAACGGTATTGTGTATTTTTTCCAAAAATTTAATGATCCGATTATTTACGACCCATCGGTATCTGCTTCAACTTTTAGACGAGTATCTGAAAAAACAGGTTATGTTGGCACAGTGCCAAATGCAAATGTAGCTATTTCTGCTTATGGACGTATTTGGGCGGCCAACACAACTTCTAATAACACAACAGTATATTTTAGTGATTTGTTGGCAGGTCATATTTGGTCTACTGGTACGGCAGGTTCACTTGATGTTTCAAGAGTATGGTCGAATGGTGCAGATGAAATCATGGGTTTAGCTGCGCATAATGGATTTTTGTTTATCTTTGGTAGACGACAAATCTTGGTTTATGCAAATGCCACGACACCCTCAACTATGACCCTTGCAGATACGATCTCAAGTGTTGGGTGTATAGCTCGTGACTCAATACAGAATACAGGCAAGGATGTTGTTTTTTTAAGTGGTAGTGGCTTGCGTTCTGTTTTGCGAACAGTGCAAGAGAAATCTGCGCCACTAGGTGACTTGTCAAAGAATATCAGAAATGATTTTTTAGCCACAATTGCAAGTGAATCAGATACGCAATTAAGATCAGTTTATTCAGAGAAGAATGGTTTTTACCTATTAAGTTGCCCATCTTCGGAAAAAGTATTTTGCTTTGACACGAAGACAACTCTGGAAGATGGGGCTTACCGTGTAACAACATGGAACAATATTTCTCCAAAAAGTTTTTGCTCTCTTCGTAACGGTGATTTACTCATTGGTACAACTGGTTTTGTAACTAAATACACTGGTTATCAAGACAACGGTTCACCGTATCGCATGGAGTACTACACAAACAATGCTGACTTGGGCAAAGACGGATTAACCTCAATTATTAAGAAAATTAAGGTGCTTGTTGTGGGCGGGAGTAATCAGTCAGTATCAGTGTTTTGGGGCTACGATTTTTCGTCTACCTACCAATCCCAAACTGTTTCTATCCCATCGCAAACCGTGTCTGAGTATGGAATTGCCGAATACAACATTGCTAAATACGCAGCAGGCATTAGTTTGCAAGAATTAACTGCATACGGCAATGGAACGGGTAAAATCATTCAAACAGGTTTTGAGGTCGATATTAACGGGTTTCCAATTTCTTTCCAAAAGATTGAAATTCAAACCAAAACAGGTAAACTTACATAAGGAATAATCATGGCAAATTACACGAAAACAGTCAATTTTGCGGCTAAAGATTCTCTATCAACTGGCGATGCCAATAAGGTTGTCAAAGGTACGGAGATTGATACCGAGTTCAACAATATTGCAACTGCTATTGCAACTAAGATTGACTCTGCTGCTGGAGGTACTGTTACATCAGTTGCTGCTTCTGGCGGTACAACAGGTCTAACTTTTACTGGTAGCCCAATTACTACTACTGGTACTTTAACTCTTGGCGGCTCATTAGCTGTTGCTAGCGGGGGTACGGGTTCTAGTACTTTAGCTGGCGCTGGTATTGTTACCACTACTGGTACGCAGTCGATTGCTGGAAATAAATCATTTACTGGCGCAACAAATTTTATTACTGCGGCAGGTGGGGTTTCTTTTGGTCAAGCAACACCAAATGCAAACTACGCAGCTTTTATTATGCCAAATGGGACTTCTGGTCTTGGTGGATTAGTAACTCAAAATGCTAGTGCAAATATTGGTTATAAATCGTTTACAAGTACTACTTCTACAGCATTGATAGAATTGAATTATGGAACTATTGCTAGTTCTGTAGCAGTTGGTGGAATTACAACAAACGGAACAGTTGTTGTATATGGTGGAACGTCAGACTACCGTTTGAAAGAAAATATCGTTCCATTGGAAAATGCTGTTGCTCGCCTTAAACAACTCTCTCCCAAAAACTTTAGTTGGAAAAATAATCCAAGTTTAGGAACTACAGAAGGTTTCATTGCACATGAAGTGCAAGCGGTTGTGCCTGATGCTGTATATGGCGAAAAAGATAAGGTAGATTCAAACGGAAACCCAATATATCAAAATATGGATGCTTCATTCATTATCCCAATGTTGACAGCCGCTTTACAAGAAGCATTTGCTCGTATTGAGGCGCTTGAAGCCGCATGATCTTGCATCACTTCAGCGATGGTTTGTATGCCAAGGAAGCGCAGTTTAGCGAGGGTACAGCCATCTTGAAACATACGCATGAGTTTAGTCATTTGTCTATTTTAGCAAAAGGTAAAGTTGCGGTGATGAAGGGTGATGATGTGGAAGTTATTGAAGCGCCAGCGTGTATTGAGATTAAAGCAGGTTTGACGCATGGTGTTACAGCGATTACGGATTGTGTTTGGTTTTGTCTTCACGCCACTGACGAAAAAGACCCGTCAAAAGTGGACGAAATTTTGATTGGAGTTTAATATGCCATTTATTGCAGCGGGTGCGGCTTTAGCGGGGGGCTTACTTAGTGGAAATTCTGCTAAAAGAGCAGCACAGATTCAAGCCGATGCACAAACTAATGCGGCACAACTTGCTGCTGAAGAGGCTAGATTTCGTCCTATTGGATTAACGACAAGATTTGGATCGTCTAACTTTGTAACCGATCCTGTAACTGGTCGTGTTACTGATGCGGGTTATACATTAGACCCAAGAATGAGAGCCATGCAAGACCGATTCTTAGGTCTAGCAGAAACAGGTTTAACTGATGCGGCTGGTGCGAGAGAAAGATTTGCTCCTTTAGGTGGTGCTGCTGAAGGGTTGTTTAGCCTTGGAAGTCAATACCTTGCTGAATCCCCAGAGCAAGCGGCAGAAAAGTACATTCTTGGTAGACAGAATTTGTTAGCACCAAGTCGTGAGCGTCAATTGGCAGGTTTAAGAACAAACTTGTTTAACACTGGTCGTCAGGGATTATCTGTTGGTGCTACTGGATTGCGACCAGGTGGTGGAGAAGGTTTAGCAGCTTCTAATCCAGAGTTGGAGGCATATTACAACGCTATTGCCCAACAAGATGCACAGTTAGCTTCTGAAGGTATGCAAGGAGGCATGGAGCAAACAAGATTTGGTGCGGGTTTGTTTGCTACTGGTGGTAATTTGGCTACTCAAAGGTATGGTTTAGAGTCTGCGGCTCTTGGCCCATATGAAGCATATCTACGAGGTGCAACTAATTTGGAAACTCTTGGTCAACAACCTTTTGAGATGGGTTCTGCTTTGGGTGGTCGTGTTGCTAATCCTACAGGTGCTAATGCTTTGTACCAAGGCGGTATGGGTGCGGCTTCAAGTAATTATTCGGCTAATGCTTACAACCCATTTGCAACAGCATTGACTGGTTTTTCACAGAATCCTGCATTACGGAATTTTAGTGGTAGTGGCGCTCAAGCAAGGTTTTCACAGACTGGATTTGGCGGTTCTGGATTTGGAAGTGGTTTAGCTTATGGTAATCAAGACTTAGGCAATTACCTTTAAGGAGTAAATCATGGCAGAAATCGTACAATCCTTATTTGGTGTAACACCCGAGATGTATCAGCAAAGCCAACAGGCTAGGGCTGATGCACAAGCATTACAGTATGCAAAACTCTCACCCTTTGAGCAAGCCAACTTTAATATTAGTCGTGGGGCTAATATGCTTGGTGGTGCTATTGGTCGTGGTTTAGGTGGTGAAGACCCTGAACTAGCTCGTATTACCATGCGTCAACAGATTGCAGGTCAACTTGATCCAAATAACCCAGAATCCTTTAATCGTGGCATTGAGATGTTGCGTCAATCTGGTGATGGTCAGGGTGCTTTGATGTTGCAAATGGAGGCTGATAAGTACAAACAACAAGCGTTTGTCAGGGCTGATGAAGCCCAAGCAAGGGCAGATAGACTTTTGGCACGACAGCAGGCAACACAAGCTCAAGCAATTGCACAAACTGCCTATCAGCCTGGCACTCCTGAAAGACCGCAGATGTTGGATATTCAAGAGCGTCAACAAATGGCAGATCAAGGCACTCCAATGCCTGAGAATATTGCTGCTGTTGCACCTAGTTTTGACATCCAACGTGTAGCACCTATTTTGATGCGTACAGCAGCAGGTCGAGCAGAACTTAAAA